CGATCCAAACATGAGAACGTCGAACAGCCGACAGTTCGCGTAGCCTTCCGCCGTCGCATAAGAACGACGGCCCACGTTTGTCGGAGCCGTCGATGAACTCGGTGCACTCCACGCCGGAGCTGCTACAGAAACGCCGTCAAGAAATACCTTCCAACCGACCGAAGCGTTTCCTGTTAGTCCGACTCGATACAGCATGTCTGCCAAAATGCCGATGCCACCGAGTTGATTGCTCCCGTTGATTTGCAACTGAAGGCCACCGCCGCTGTTACCAAAGCAATACGAACGACCCAGGCTCGCATCGTCGCGGCCGACGATCCAGCCATCGCCGCTCGTCGCGTTGAACTGTGCGCGAAAGAATATCGTTCCGCCAGCCGTCAAGTTCAGCGCGGCGGCGTTGCCTAGATTCAGATAGTCATTACTGCCATCGAAGTTCAGATAGGGATTGCCGGAATTGGTGTTGTAGACGGGACGATTACCGAGCGTCGTTTGATCGGCGTTTCGTCCGTTGCCGCTCGAATCGCCCCACCGATACACCGGGTCGGTATCGACGGCCGGCGTCGTGCCCGCGTCGCTGTAGACGAGTGCGCCTTGTTTGAGCCATACCAGCGGCGAGAGCGCAAGCGGAGTCCAGTGGGGCGCTGGCGCAGCCCCACGTACTAGCCGCGTTTGGCGAGTTAATCCGATGCTTGGTATCCGCCTCATCGCACCACCTCACGAATGTCCTCGACGACGACCAGCGTTTGCCAGCTGTTACGCCGCCCGCCGTTCCGCCGTTCCACCACAACTACCCGCCCAACAACTTCGCCAGCACCGCCTCGCCGATCACGTCCTCGCATTCGTCTAACGCCTCTTCCGTCGGCGCGTAAAACTCGCGCTCCGGCATGTTGCCCAAACCTTCGTTGTGGATCGCCGCCGCTTTAATGCCGCCAAGATCCACTGATTCATCAATCGCAATCGCCGCCTCACGGGCCTGAACGTCGGTAATCGCCCCCGGCCCGACGCCGAGCGCCGCGGCCTTGAGGAATCCGGTGTCGTCAAGCAGCGGGTGGCCGTCGTCATTCGGGTTCGGCTTACGGGGCGGCCAGGCGGGGCCGTCGGGGGCGGAGGCGCTTTCGAAGTTTTCGCCGATCGAATCGCGAACGATCGTCACACAATCGCGGAGAGCTCCGCCGAGCGGCATGGCGCGGAGTTGCCCGGCGATGGAGCGGGCGTCGGCGATTGCGGCTTGTGGGGTCATCTAGGCTTGTCCGTTGGTTCGCTGCGCTCACGGCTTGCGGGGAGGTGGGGAGTTTGCTTTTTGTCGCCGGCTAGTCCATATCTCGCACGCAATCGCAGGCGTAGACCCCGCTGACGTGCGACAGGTTGATGTTCTTGATCCGCCACTTGCTTCCATCGCCGCGATCGATCCGTCCGCCGCGCACCGGCGTCACGCCCTCGCCCAGGTCCGCCGCATCGAGCTTGATGGTTGCCCCATCTCCCGCAAGCACGATGGAACCGAGGTTGGCTGCGGCTTGACGTGAGAGCGGGCCGAAGAGAGTGTTGGCGACCGAGAGGCCGGATTCGTCGTCGGTGGCGAAGTAGGTGACGGTTTCGGTGCCGAATACGAATCGCGATAGATTGGTGAATGCAGAGACCATTTAATACCCCTGCGTTTCAACTTCGAAGTTGCCGGAGCCGTCAATCGCCGCAAGTTCCTTTTTGTGCCAGTCGATTTGATCCATCAGTGTTTTGCGCGTGTAGTTGAAGAGGTAGCTGCGCCCGAGGTCCGAATGATCAACCGTGCCCGCCAGCGCCGCGAGTTCGCCGTAGAGCGCCTCGATTCGCGTGCGGTGATAATCGGCGTCGATGGTCGACATGGGCGGTTGGTCGGCGGATTACGGCTTGCGGGGAGAGGGTGAATTCGAATGGCTACTTCGCTGCGGCGGTGGCCTCGGCTTCGGCCTTCGCCTTCGCTTCCATAAATTCGGTGTAGCCCTTCGAACCCGCCGCCAACTCTTCGACCCGCTCGGGATGCGACGTCGTCGTGATGCCGCCGAACGTTTTGTATTGGGCGTAAGCGTCGGCTGCGTCGGCGGCGATGAACGTGCGCTTACCGAGCAAACAGAGCGGAATTTCGACGGTGAACACGCGCGGGCTCGGCGCGGCGGTAACCGGTGCGGCGGCTGGTGGGAGTTCCTTTTGAACTGCGGCCGGTTGAAATTCTTTCGCCATGACTCAAGATTCCTGCTTTGAATTGTGAATTTCGACTTGGAAATAAAACCCGGCGAGCCGTGACAGCCCGCCGGGTTCAAGATTTGATCACCCGGCGTTATCGTTCGAGCGATTAGCCGCTGATATTGCGCACCACGTAGCGTGGTTCGACCACGGCACCGATGCCGCGATAGTTGGCGAAGAACGCACCGATCAATCCGCGGTCACGCATGACGAATTCGTTTGCGCTCACCGGATTCACCCGCAGCGGCCAGGCCTCCATCCACTTAAAGGCCTTCTTGAAATCGCCGATGTACCAGTATTCCGGCCCGTGCGTGGTGCCGGCGTTCAAACCCGTCGCGCCGACGACTCGATTGCGCCAAATCTGCGATTCGACCGTCGGGTAGACGCCTTTAATCGGATTCGGAGCGATCGTCACCGTGTTGGTGTTCGTCGTGTTGCGAATCTCTTGCGCGTTCAACACGGTGTTAAACTTCGTACGACGTTCCGGCATGTGCAGAATCGTGCGAGCCTGCACCAAGATTTCCTTGCCTGTCGCCGGGTCGGTCATGGCCCGCAACAAATCCAGCGCGTTGTCGAGGTCGCTGTAATCCTGCATGACGTTCGTGTGGCTGTTGATCCACGGTGCCGTGGTTTGGTAGGTGCTGTAGCCCGTGCCGTTGTAAACGTACGGGTTCGTGACACCGAGAACCAAGTCGGCTTGCGTGCATTCCTTGCGATAGCCGAGTTCCGTGCCGACTCCTTCGGCAGTCATCATCACTTGCCCGGTGATGTCGTAGAAATCGGCTTCCTGGGTCACCTCGACCGCCAACGCCTTCTCTTCCAGTTCCGGCGTTTGAACGTAGTGCTGCCCGAAACCGGCGCGCGGGTGCGGTTCTCCCGGCGAGCGGCTTTGCGCCTTGTCGCCGATGCCGGTTACGCCGATGAGCTTCTGGCCGTTGAGCCGCGTCGGCATCGTTTCCACGAGTTGATCGCCGATGTAAAGCGGATCATTGAACTTCTCGATCACCTTTGCTTCCACGAGCCCGGCCGTCGTCGAAACGAACAGGTTGATCGCACCGAACGCCGTCGGGTCGATGCCCGGCCCGGCTTCCAAGGCCGTCGCGCCGTGGAATTGCAATTGCTCGCGACGATCCAACAGCGAGCGGGCGAAGTTGCGGAAACCGAACACTTCGCCGATCGCCTCGGCGACTTCGACCAAGTCGTACTCTTCCGGCCGGGCCGAACCGGCTTTGATGCTCGGGCGGTCGAAGCTGTCGCGCTCGATACCGAGCGATTCGGTCACTTCACGCTTCATGGCGCTGAGGCCGGCCATCGTGGAATCGTAGTCGTTCCGGCCCTGCTTCTTCGCATCGCCGGCATGGCTTTCGACGATGCTCACGAGTTTGCGGTGATTGATCATTCGTGTGCTTTCTATTGAGGGGAAGTTTGCTTGCGGGTGGAGGAGAAACGGAATTCCGGTCGACCGGCGAACCGATCGACCGGCTATCAGTAAACCGCCTTAGCTGTTGGCCATGTAAATCGCGGCCCAGGTGGTGCCGTCGACGCATTCGAAGATCGAGAGCGTCTTGCCCTCGATCGTCACGGCCGCGTCGCCGGTGCCGTCGTTGATGTCGCCGCCGGAGTGCGGATACACCTTGAGGCCGTTCGAGGCATGCAGGTTGTAGACGCGAACTTGGCGACCCGGCGTTCCGGTCGGAAGGACGACGCCCTTCGTGCCGTCAGCGGCCGAAACGTAGTTCATGCCGTCCGACAGCGCTCCGGCGTCCCCTTGCGCGGAGCCGGCGGCGGCTACGGCGGCGGGAGCGAACGTCGTTCCCGCGAGTTGATCCCGCGTTGCGCGGTTGATCAGCTCGATCCACACCTTCGTTGTTGCCGAAGCGTACCGTTTGACGACGCGACCAACGGCCAGGTGCGGGCTCGTCACCTTGCGAACTTGCTGATCTTCGAGGGCGGTGCCGCTGCCCGCCTCGTCGGCTCCGACGAGATCGCCGATTTCGAACGTCGAAGAGACGCACGGATATTCGACGAGGCCTTCGGTTTGCACGCGAACAACGCCGGCAGCACTGTCCGTGGATTGCCGTGACGAAACGGCGATACCAACGAAGTTACGGGCGAAGAGCGCCTGATTGAGCGTTTCGCTCAACTGGTCGGCCTGCGACGACGCCGGCTTGGCATCATCGACGTCGAGATACACGAGATCGCCGATGTCGATTTGCAGCGAGGCGTTGGCGACGAACTCTTGAACCTGATCGGAAGACGGTTTCTTGAGGGGGAAAATGTCGGCCATGAGTGTTTATTCCTGCGAGTGATTTGTGATTCGAAAGTCGGTTTCTGCGTTTATCGAAAGCCCGCCGGCCGATGGCTTGCGGGAAGTGGGTGAAGCCGCGGCGTCGTTAGTTGCCGCGGAGGAAGCGAAGGCGCTCTTCGTTGGTCTTGAAGGCCGGAGCGGATTCGGTAACGGTGTCGGCATCTGCCGCGGAGCCGGAACGCTCGGGCTTCTGCGGGCCTCCGCGTCCCTCCGTTGCCGTCACCTTTGGACGGCTCTTGACGAACGCCGTTCGCTTTTCAGCCGACTCCAGCGCCACGGCGGCATCGAGATCGATTTCCGACAGTTGCACTTTTTCTGCAACCGCCAAAGTTCGAACCTCGTCTCGGCGCTTCAGGACTTCGAGTTCGGCACGCAAGGCGTCGATCGATTCGTTCGCCGGTTTCTTGCCGCCGCCGTCGCCATCGCCTCCCACTGGGCTTCCGCCTGCACCGCTGATGCTGTCGTACGCCTTCAGGATCGTTTTGATTGCGGCCATCGTGCCCTTGTAGTCAAGGCTTTCGTCACGGAACTTTGCGAGAATCGCCGATTCAAACGCGGCTTTAATTTGCGCGTCGGAATCGTCGGCCGATTCGACGGGCATGGTTGGCGCCATCGCCCCTCCGCCCATCATGTCTTCAAGGATCTTGAAGTTGCCGCGTTGCTCGGCGCTCGCACCTTCAATCACTTCTTTCAGAGTCTTCTTCATCGGTTCGAACTCCTTGCCTTCAAAAAGTCCGTTCGTGGTAGCCGGCTCGCAAACGAGATCGACCGAACGAACGCGGTAAATCGATTCCACAGTCATCTTCTGGCCGGTGCGCTTTTGATCGATGTCGGCATGATGCGAGAAGCCGACGATGTCGGGGTTCTTCTCGGCGTCGTAAAGCATCTGTTCCGACTGCGGGTGTTTTGGGTTGTAATGAAAGTCGCCATAGGCTCCGTCATCTCGCATCACCGGCTTGCGAATGACTCCGATTTGCTCAGAATAACTTCGCGCTCGCTTTGGGTTGTCAGGCGAAACGTGGTCGACGAAAACGCGACGGCCTTCATACTGAGACAACGCACGCTCAATGACGGCCTTCGGATAGACACGGCCGTTTGCGGATTCCAGACCGAGAATCTTTACGCCGCGAATGACATTGTTTTCGCGATCGATCTTGTCTGGCTTCCCGAATGACGAACTTTCGGTGATGGATGCCTTGGCCATGCGTGGTCGTCCTACGGGCTTGCGGGAGTGGGTGAGTTCGTGAGCGAAATCTCTTCCTCGCACCGGCAGTTGGGGTGCGCGGGCGGCGGCGATGAGTAGCCGTCGACTCCGCCGGCGGTCTTGCCGTTCAGCGGGCCGCAGATTTCGCAAACGAGATCGTCTTCGGCGGTGCGCCAGCGGCGCACGACGCGCGTTCTGAGATGAATCGCGAGCACTCCGGCGGCCCATCGGCGGCCCTCGTTGTACGCGCGGGTAATTTCCGTCACGGCGGCCGTTGCCGCGCGGCTCGGCGAGAACAGCGGGGCGATACTGCGACCGTTGGCCGCCGCTCCCGCAAGCCCGAGCCGAACGTTGTTGGCCATGCCGTTGGCGAGCATGGCGGCGACCGCCGCGGCGAACTGGTCGGCGGTGTTCGTAGCATCCGGCGGTGCGAAGGCGTCGGCCCCCGTCTCGCCGGCCTTTTCGGCAAATAACTCCATCGCCGCATCGCGGTAGACCCCGGCGAGCGCCTCGCGTAACGCCACTTGTGAATCCGCGAGAAACGCTCCGAAGTCCGGCGTGCCGAGTTCGACCGACCGGCGGAGCGTGGCGAGATAGCCCGCGAGCGCGGCGGCGAGATCATTTTCACGTTGGGTGCGGTTCGCGAGGGGCATTATGGATACCCCCGGAACGTGGCGCACGTCGCGCGGATTGCGTCGTCAACCGATTCGGTGGCGGCCGGATCGTCCTTCGGCTCGCTAGAATCGGCTTGCGGGGGAGTGGGGTTGTCGTTGGCGTTTGCGTCGGCGTTGGCGTTTGCGTCCGGCGGCAACGGGTTCCCGTTTTCGTCGACCTTCGGCGGTCCCCCAATCGCCCCGCCAAACCCGAACGGAGCGGCCGCCTTTGCTCCGGCATCCACTTCGGCCTGATAATCCAGCCCGGCCTTTTGCGCCATCGTGGAGACCGACATCGCCCCGGCGTCGACATAGACCTTGTTCGTCTGTGCTTCCTTTAACGGATCGCGCGAGGCGACCGACGGCGGGTCGATCTTCAGGAAAATCAATTCCTGCAACTGTGAGAACGATTCGACCATGCCGTGAAAGCGACCCGCCTGAAACGCGATCTTCAACACCTTCCACAACAAGTCGCGGAAGTGGATCGAATAGAAGAGTTGATCGGCTTCGCGGGCCTTCACGAACGGAGCTTCGGCGACAAGCGAGGAAGCGAGGTTCGCGTTGCTCGCGTCGCCGGAGATCATGTATTCCGGCATCGACCAGCGCGTACCGACGTACCGTAAGGCCGCCTGAATGACTTCGATGAACCGCGGGGCGCGTTCGCTGCCGAGCGGGCCGGGCAGGTATTGCTTGCCGGCGGAAATCTCCGTCACTGTTCCCGGCAGGAACGGACGGCGATACACGGGGCGTTGACCGCCGCCGGCCGTCGGCACATTCGTTACGCGGGTCGCCTTCTCGGATCGCTGCGACTCAACGCCGTCGCGCGTCACGCCGCTTGCGTGTTGCACGATGTACGCGATCGCCGCTTGAATCGCCGAACCGACGGCGGTATTTCGCAGCAACTTTTCCGAGTGCAAGAGAAACTCTTGCGCCGCGAGGAAATCGCTCACTCCGCGCTTCACGCAGCTATCGACGTTGCGCTTGATGTGCTGAACGCGATCGACGGTGAGGTAATCCCAATCCGTGCCGGTTTCGTTCCACAGGAAGTGATAGCCGAACGGCTTGTCGAAGCGGCAATCTTGCGTGTGAACGCCGAACGACCACGAGGAAGCGAACGATTCGCAATCGACCCGCCCGCTTCCCGCAAGCCAGTTTTCGATCGCTCGCGGAGCGCTCGGTTCCGTCAACTGCGACGGCTCAGCAAACCGCAAATCGGCTTGGCCGCCGACGGTCGGTTCGAGGACAAGCAACGCTTCGCCGTGGCGACGGGCGCGGTTGTCCGCCTCCCGATCCGCCACGCCGTGAAACCTGTTTCGTTCGACGAATCCGTTAATCACGCGCTGAACGGTTTCGATCAAGTCTTCGCTGACTTCGCCGACGAACTCCGCGGCTTGTGCGGTGAAACTGAAGCCCTTCCCGAAGGTGTAATTCGAGAGTGCGGCGAGCGGGCCGACGCCGCCGGCCGATTTGCTCGCAAAGAAGTTGCCGACGGAGCGAATCTCCGCGAGATCGTGTTCCGTGCGGAAGATCGATGCGTCTTCGCCGCGGCCTCGGTCGCCGCGCCGGTCGACTGTGAACGGCGAGACGGAGCGGAACGGTTCGTCGGGATCGAGGTTCCGCAGTTCGCGAAAGTCGATCCAGTCGCCCCACGCCTCGCCGACTTGCTGCGCCGTCGGGGCTTGCGGGGGTGCGGAGAAGCCGCGAACGGCCGTCATATCGACGGTCGCGCTCGTTACGGTGGTCGCGGCGAATGTGGCCTCGGCAACGCTCATGCGGTGCAGATTCCGGCATGAGCGCATCTAACTTCAATCGCGAGTCGAAAATTTTATCAGCCGATACGGCTCGAGCACTTCCCCGCCTTCGTCGTCCTCCGCCCCCGCAAGCAGTTGTTTTGCGAGGCGGTAAGCCATTTCGAGGGCGTCGGGGCCGTCGTCGTGGGAGTGCGGATCGGGAAAATCTCTCGCTTGGGAAACGCACAACAACGCCCCCGCGGAGCCCCGCTTGAACTTGATTCTTCGTTGCCCGAGAAGCGGCCCGAGTCGGCGGATGCGAACGGCCTTGTTGACGTGGTTGCTCACGGCGTACGGAGCGGGATCGATGAGCCCCTGTTGAGCGAATTCCCGTTCGAACTCGCCGACAAGCAAGTCTTGCCAGGCGTTCGATTCAACGCCGAATCCGTCGGGATTGAAAGCGACGTATTCGGCGACGGCATCGGCGACCATTTGCGTCGTGTCGCGGCGAGCCATGTTCAAATCGACATAGATCACATCGTCGTGGCCGATCATCACTTTCGCGATGGCCGAGTAGTCGCCGCGCTTCGCATCCTTGCCCTTCGATGGGTCAAGAGCCATCGTCTTCACGCGATACCGCGCCGGCCAATCCTCAAACCAAATGTGATCGTCAAAATACTCGTCCGGCCATTCGTTCTCTTCCACGCTCGCCAACCGCGATTGCTTTTCGCGCTCGAAAGCGTTCCGGCCTTCCGTCTCACGCATCAGCATCAGTTCGTAGAGTGATTCCCATTCGGGCCAGAGGACAATCGCCCCTTCGTCCATCTCCTCGCGGTTGGCTTCGTAAAAGTCACGCGCGTTTCGTTCGGCGTTTGGGTCGTCATGCTGCCGCAATACTTCCGCCCATCGTTCCCACAAGCCCATGTTCACGGGCCACTCGATGATCGACGCGAACGACTTCGACACCCAACCGGGCGTCGTTTCCAAGCGACTGCCGATCGCCTCACGGTGAATGGCAGTGCAGAGATTGACGAAGTTCGTGTGATTCGGCGTGCCGATCTTCAGCACGGCCCCAGTTAGCCACGTCCAGTCTCGATCACGGATGAGCTTCGACGTGATCGCATCGTCTTCTTGAATGTCGTCGCCGATCACGAGTGTCGGACGTTCTGAATCGTTACGGGCTCCGCGGATCGACTGCCCGGCCCCGAAGGCTTGGATCTGAACGCCGTTGCGAAGGCGAATGAGCGACTCCGACCAAATCGAGCCGCGGCCGGCGGCTTCCGGGTAATCGCGGGCAATAAGCGGGTTTTCTTCGATCTGTCGTTTGATGTGCGAGAGTTGTTTCGCCGCCATCGTCTCCGTCTTGCCGAGAAGCAAGATGTACGACTCCGTTCCTTCGATGGCGCACCGTAGAGCGTAGGACGTGTTGCCGACGGTCGACTTCGCACCGCCGCGGGGGCCGACGATGTTGAGCTTGACACCTCGCTGCTTGCGGGCGGCGTGGAGACGATCGGCCATCCAAACGTGCATGGCCGACGGCGCCGCACGAAAATAGTTAGGCAGATACCGCCGCGACCACGAGAGATGATCGAGCGAGCGATCGACGGCCGCCGCCGACTGGCTCCGCTGAATGTATTGCTCAACGTCGGCCGAGAGCCCGCGGGCGAAGGCGCGAGTCAGTTGCGACGGCGAGAGTTTAAGTTTCGAGGGCATCCCCGGACGCCTCCGTGGCCTCATTCACGCCCGCCGCGGGTTTCGGCGGATTGACCGCCGCCTCGATCGCCGCTTCGCCCACCCCCACCCCCGCAAGCCCGTTCACGCGAGCGTGAAAGTCGGTCAGCTTGTCAGCCGGGATGAATTCGGCGATGAGCGCCGCCATGCGAGCGCGTTCGGCCATAAATTGCTCGGGCGTAACTGCGTCGGGGTCGCGCTTGCCGAAGTCGTTCGGGAAGCGACGCTCGAGCATCCACGCGAAGCCGCGCCAGTCGGGACGCTCCTTCGCCGCTCCGGCCCGTACCGCCGCGTCCCGCAGCTTCAGCCAATAATCGAGCTTGATCGAATCCTTGACGTTCACGAGCCGCGCGGCGAACTCGGGGTTGCGGTCGCGTTCGTTGTAGATCGTTTGGCGTGTGCAGCCGACGATCTCGCACGCCGATTCGATCGAGATGCCGAGCGAAAGAGCCGCGAAGAAGGAATCTTCGATCTTCTTCGTGGCGAAGACTGGCGGCTTGCCGGAGAGCGGCGAGCGGCGAAACGCTCGGGGAGGTTTTCGCGGCTCCGCCGCAGGGCTTGCGGGGAGAGGTGCGGCCGGCTGCGCGTCGTTCGGTGTTTCGTTCATAGGTTGCTCACTCTTACTCGCTCGTTATGCACCTTCAGCCGGAACGCTCACATTTGCGGTGAACGCCCCGGCTGAAGCACGGCGACGATGGCGAGTCTTGCGTGAAGTTGGTGGGTAACGCGGGTGGTCGCTCGTCGGGCGTGGTCTAGGGGCTTGTTGCATGGCTGATGGGGCGAGCCTAGGAGCCGTTCGCCTTACTTTCGGGCAGCGGAGTTAGCATCCCGAAGCCGTCGCGATTGTGGCGCAGCGCGTCGATCCATTGCCGCTGCATTTCGGCGTTGGCCGCTCGATCTTCCTTGAGCGTCGATTTGAAATCGTCGCGGGCTTCCTTGTGGCCTGCGTTGATCTGCGACACGGTTCCCGGTAATGCGTACATAAGGCCGTAGTAAGTGATGCCGAACTGGCCGCTGAGGGTCAGCACAAGCAGGGCGTCGTTGACGGTCTTGATCTTCTCGCCGAAGCTTTTGGCCGCGAAGATGCCTAGTTGCTCAAGCACGCCGTTTCCTCCCGATTGCTGTTGCTGTTCTCCGTTCGGCGTTGATTCGGCCATCGTCGGCCTCCTATCTCGTTAGATGAAAGACAAACGAGGTCGCAGCGAGCGCGTTACTCGATCGGCGAAACCGTCACGTATCGCAGCACGATGTTCAGCACGGCGATCGTGCCGACAATACCCGCCGTGACCTTCGGGTACTCGGCGATCCACTCTTGCCCGGCGATGAGCGTGAGCACGGCCACGCCGGTCGTGAGGGCGTTCACCCAAAACGTCTTGCTCGCGAAGAGGGATTTCGGCGTGACGAACTGGCGGAATGCGGCGCACATGGCGATGTCTCGGGTTTGGCTTGCGGGGAGGGAGGAGCGGCGGTGTTAAACAAACAGATCGAGAATCTGCTTGATGAACGCGAGAATCTGATCGAGCCCGCCGTTCGTGATCCAATCGAGAAGGATCTTTAGAATCTCGCCGTCTGAAGCGTTCGGCTTCTCACGCTTGATCGCCTTGGTCTTGCGGTCCAAGAATCGGTCAAAGACGCGGGATTCGTTAGCC